TTATTATATACTCATTGTCTGATAATTTACCATCCACCTTTATTATATTATAAATATCCTTAGGTGTTAGCGCTTGAATGTCATCCACTTTACTGACCTTAAATATTAGGTCAGATAAATATTGAGAAGAATACGAACCTTTTCGCTTTTTGAGGGCATCAATGAAATCCTCACTGAGTGTTTTCGATTCTGTTATTTCAGAAAATGCCTGTATGAGGGATGAGTTGCCTGTGTCAATATCATCAATAACCGTATCAGCAGTCTCTTGTCTTGCGGTTTGGACTTCGTGCTTAATTTGCTTTGATAAGTTATCCCCGTGGTTGGACCGATCAAATATAACAGAAGGGTCGACGATTAAATCTTTCTCCAGGTTGGTAATCTCAGACACCAGACTCTTGTCTTGCTTTGGGTCTAATTGATCAAGGTTAGCTGATAATGCCTCTCTTGACTGCTTTAAGAAGGATTCGACTTTTCTTAGTGCAATAGTCCTTGAGTGCTGGGCCATCCCTTCGTTTGGCTTAATTGAGTCAATCGTCGTATCCGCCATTGCCTCATTGTAGTTCTTTACGAGTTGCTTGACTTGCTTGATTGGTGACCTACTTCCCTTGAAGAATTTCTTAATTACATCTTCCACGCCAAGTGTCGGTTCGTTAAGAATACGCCTAATGTCCTCCATTGATTCTGATATGGAAGCAAGTAATTCATTTGTCGCCGCAGCTTGCATTTTTGCTCCTGCTATTTCATTTGCATCTCTATCTAAAGTTTGGTTCTCGTTCGGGTTCCTATCACCTTCGAGGGAGTCTTCCATTGCCTGACCTCTACCGTAGTAGTTCTTAATACCCTTATCTCTGGCCTCCTGTTTAAATCTTTCCCTTTGCTTATTTGGTGTAGCATCAAATATTGCATGGAGACTATCTATTTCATTTAACGCATCCATGTAGGAAGCACTTGTATTCTCGCTTATTAGATTTGCTAGTTGCCTATCCATCTGCCTGTCGTTACCACCCCAATTAATATCACGAGCAGCTAATCTTGTTAGGTCACGAAGTGGTAGTTTTGTTACAATCTCAGGCTTATCAAATGGCCCTTCCTCACTAAGTGGAGTTTCCAAAATCTTGGGGTCTTTCCCTAAACTATCTGGGGAATATATATCAAAAGGTTTTAGGTCTTCCTGACTTATAGGAAATGATAAAGACTTATTTGGCTTAGTCTTAGTTCCCAGTAGGGAATCCATGTACTTAGTTATCCCTGACTTTAGGGATGGGGACATATCAAAATTACTAAATAGTGACTCAGTATCTTCCGTTAGGATTACATCTATTGCTTCAAATGGTGTATCAAAACCAAGATAGTCATCTCTCTGTAATGCCCTTAATAGGTTACGCATTCTTGGATTAAGTTTCTTGAGTGAATCCTTTACGTACCCTAATTCATCCGGGGTTAATCCATCAAAGTCGCCAGTGATAACCGCAGTTACATATGAAGTATCATCCATATCTTCAAACGCTTCAAGATATTCTTCTGCTACATCCTTTTTGTAATTCTGTAATACCTCTACTGAGATTCTAGAATTATCTATCGAATCATTCATTAAGAAGTCGTAAGTTTTTCTATCCGCTATATTCGGTGGAATACTGACACCTGGAAGTAATGCTTGGTTTTGTGCCTCTAGTTGACGAGAGAGTTCAAGGATGGAACCAAGAGCCGAACCTTCTGTGTTAATTCCAAATGTATTTAATAGCTTAACATAGGCTGCATATAGAGCATCCATAAGGGTGGATATTAAGTTTTTCCCGTTCTTATCTATCCTTGTCTTTATTCCCTCGTTTGTAATTTTTGTTTCAGATAGAAACTTTGCAAAGTCTTTTCTTGTCCACGCGTAATTCAATGTCTCAGACACTGCTACTTGGTCATTGGAGAATAAAAATGTAAACTTGTTTGCACCCTTTGTTTTCTTAATCTCAGATATGACATCTTTTATTAAGTCATATGTTTCTTGTATCTCACTTCTTTGACCTAGCCTTGCCTTGTCTTCATGGGCACGCAGTTGTGTTTCCATTGTTCCATGCCATACCTCGTGCATGAGTACCGACATTAAAACATTTGTTGTTTTGTCTTCGACAAAATTAAAAGGCAGTTCTTCCGTAATAAAATCATTTTTCCCTGCATGGAATTTTCTATTAATAAATACTGAATCATCCACTCGGTTTCCTCGAGTTATACTATTTGGTGTAGATAAAATATTATCCACCGGAATTACGCTTAGTGGTGCATCCCTGTCAGCGAGTGCTTTTTCCACTACCTCTAGGTATTTATATAGAAACTCATTTGACTTTTCACTTATTCCGTAATTCTCCACATACCTCTTCATCTTTTCCAACACCACGGGTGCAAAGATGTTATCACCAATTATATTATCGATTGCTCTTTTGTTTCGAGCCTGTTGGTCTTCGGAAAGAATTACATTCTGCTCAAAATTTGTCCTTCTCTTTAAAGATTGAGTGACATTGTGATTATCTGCATTATCCGCGATTGAGTACGATGTGGAGTCACCAAGGTACAGGTCGGACATATTTTGAATTACGGGCATTCCTGGGGCACTTATTCCATTTGTAGGTTCCTCTGCATTAACCGCATCTTTCTCCACCTTTGTTTGCGGTATTCCATAAACAGATGCGTTTAACTTTTTAGCATTTATAACTCTATTAAAAAGAGCATAAGGTTTGTGCCTTTTACCCAACTGCTTGATTGCATCTTCTGCAAACCCCTCAATTAAGTTTTTAACATCATCCAATTGGGCTGACATACTTGTTCTAGTTGTGTCAAATACATCAGCGTCGTTAATCAGATCAATCGCACTTGCTATATCAGATACCTTTGTGGACTCTCCAATTGCGTTTAGTATTTGTGAGCCAAGTCCATCATTCCCAATAGCAATTTTTGAAATTGCATTAGTAAAATCCGATAAATAGTCGAATGCTTTACCTGGGTCTTGGGTTCTAGCTAAATTAAATGCGTGTAGTGTTGCTTCAGCTGCACTTGGGTACCTACTGCTATCAGATTCCTTATATACCTGTTGCAGTACATTGATACTGTTTTCTTTAATTACTAACTTTTCCTCCGAATTACTAAAACTCTCGGCTAAGGCAATCCATGCTTGCGAATCACTTGCTTTAGTAAATACAGTCTCGCTTGATTTTTCGGTATCTGAAAGCGGATTTTGGCTACCCATCCACTGTAAGAATTGGTAGACCACGCCAGGTTCGCCAACCCCACCCCATTGATAGTTTCCTCCGTTTCTTTCAGAAAATAGTAAATTATATACAATCGCCTCTGGCTTTTTCAATTCACCAGGTTCAGTCGACTCCGAATCTTTATGAGCATTAAGGTTTAATGTATCAGTAATAACCTGTATGCTATCTGTTCCCTGTAAGTTTTCATTAGAGTACTCAACAAGTATATTTATTTGCTCTGGGGTAATCCATAAAAGTGAAGTGTCGTCTCTGCCGAATTTCTTAATATCAACAAGTTTTGCACTTATAAAGTTGTCAGCATGCCATACTTGATCAGAGAATCGCTCAGGAGCGGTACTTGCTTCAAGCCCAAGCATATTGAACACGGACTCCATTTCTCCGTCTTTGCCTTTTGCTTCTCTTACTCCATCTACCTGACGCTCGGTATCATTGTTAATTTGATATCTATCAAATGTTGCCTTGTATAAAAGTGTTGCAAATTTATTTACATTTTCATCCGTGATATGTTCATAGTTGTTCTTTAATGCCAACTTAGCGTTTTTTGTTGGCCTCGGGATGTAAGCTTTCTTATCCCTGTCCTGTATTTTTGCATCCCTATTAATTGCATCCGCTATGGACTTTCTATCCTCCATAGGAAGTTTCTGCACTGCATCTCCTATTTTTATCTCACTTGCTGGGTCTGCGGTAGGATATCCAAAAAGAGACATCGATAGTTCGATACTAAATGGAAAGTCTGCATCCTTTGTATTCTCGTCCTCTATCCAATCATCTAGGGTAATTCCATCAATCTCATTTCCATCGTCATCCTTTCGTGGCATTGAGACGAATTGCGTATACCCCGGTCCGCTTATCGCATCATCATGTCGCTTTTTTGCTTCTTTAATTTGAGAATCTATAGTTTCCTCTGCATCCTCAATCTTACTAAATATATCACCTTCTTCAGATAATATATCTTCATCTATTTGTTTTATTAATTCCTCAACCTGTCCTTCATATTTTGAATAATCTGCCTTCTCCACGCCCTGTTGGCCTGATTCATTACCTTGAGGTATTCTTGTGTTTATATACGAATCTAGTGAGCGCATAGACTCTTCGAGAAGTGTTAGCCCTGATGGATCAAAATTAAATATTGAGCCCAGTATTTCAATTATCTCCTCAAATAAACTTTTCCCATCACCTGGTAGTTTTGATAGATACTCTTGTAGATATTCATCCGAGTACAAGTCAGCAACAAACTCAAAAAAGTTGCCTAGTGATGAAGCGAGTCTGTTATTACTATTTTCTTCTAATATTCTAATTTTCTTTCTATCTAGCTTATTATATTCACGGGCCGCAAAGTCCCATGCCTCGAATAATTTTTGAATATCAGGATTATTAAACTTTGTTTTCCCTTTTATTAACTTGGCATTATTTGTTATCTCATACGCAGTTAGTGAATGCATAATCTCGTGCAGTATGGTGCTATCATTTGCAGTCTCGGAGATTAATATTCCACCCATGGATTTACTGTCGCTTTTGTAGTTATACAATCCGTGAAAATCAACTTCAGGCGCTCGAGTAAAACCAACTCTCAGCCTTTCAAAAATCTTACTATTTTTATTTAATCTTTTAGCTAAGCTAGAAACTATAGGATTCTTACTTTTTTCAAGCTGACCTAATACCTCAACCCCTGAGTAACCACCAGTTGCTATATTGACTCCCTTGTCATTATATGATGATACGTCATTCTTCCAGTCAACTTCCCTGTCCTTTAGAAAATTGACTACCTCGTCCGAGGTAAGCGACTCTCTATTCTCCTTAACTATTGGCTGTAATTCGTTATTTTGAGCAGCTTCCAATTCTGTAGATGCCTGCTCTAGTCCTGCCTTGATTGATGTTAACTCTTGAACCCTAAGAGCTTCGTCAGTGGCTTCTTCCTTTATGGTTTTAAATTCAAAATATGCTTCTGCCTCCTCAACTACATCCCACTTTTCATCTTTGTATGCCTGTATGACCTCGTTTTGATATTCTTCACTGTTTGCCTTTTCTTCTATGTCAGCAATTTTCTTCTTTGCTGTCTGCCCAGTCTTCCTAATGGGTAGAACCTTAAACGAACTTAACCAAGTTTCATATTCATTACTGCTTGTGAAGTCTTGCCTAAGACTACCCTTTGTCGCACTTAACCATACTGAACTATATACCGAGAATCCTTCCGGTAATTCACTGACCGACATGCTAGATGCTTCTTCGCCAAGATTAACTTGTACTGTACTCTGCCTTGTCTTTCTCTTGAGATGAGAAATCTTTATTTCGCCCTTTTCTCGCTTTACTGACCTAACAAAAATTGACCCCGACTTTTCATGCTTTATTGCTACAAGGTGAACCGAACCTGTGTCCGTTCCTTTTGGTAAATCGTTCCTTAGTTGGTACTTCTTTGTGGTGTCTGTACCAAGAATAATTTCCTCAGGATTTGCATTTCTTCCCTCAAAGTTTTGTGAATCCTTAACCCTAACATGAGTTTGAGTACTTGGGTCTTCGAGGGAACTAAATTCACCATCTTCTTTCCCGTATATATACTTTGCCTCATTCTTTGATTTACTAGCGACAACTTGATAATTATCTTCCGAGTTGATTGTGTAGTTAACAGAAACACCATCAAAAGAAATTTTAATTTTTTGATTCGATGGAGTAATGACCTCACTAACATCAAATGGTTTTTCTAATGATAATACTAAATCGGAGAGTTGATTATAGTCCGACCTTTCTTTCTTGAATTTACCTCCCCTTGAAACTACATCAGGATTTACATTTAATATAGATTTACTAGCACCAACTATGAATACATATTGCCCATTCTCAATGGTAGGAATCGCACCTAAGGTAGAGCCGTCTATTTCTTCTACTTCTGGAGTTTGAGGTGTCGGTGTCTTGGATGAACTGGGCTTAGAAGAACTAGGTGTTTTCTTTGTGGTTTGCTTGGTGGTTTGCTTAGGTCTGTTTAAAATTTCATCAACCTTTGCTTTATCACTAGTATTTGCTTCTAATGTGGATTTAAGAATCCCAAAATCTTTTACATAATCATCGTAACTATTCTGCCCCGCAATCTTACCAGTACCAGGGTTTTTATTCTTATCGGATAGATTCTTTGCGGAGAATTCTTTTTCCCAATCTTTTTTCGATATAGGCTGAATATCTAAAGGTTTACCTAAGTTTTTACTAGTGGCATATGCAATTTCTAGTTCGGGGTATGTTTGACTTACAAACGCATCACTTGAACGAACTTTAAATATCTCAGATTTACCTCCTTGAATTTTTCTTATTCTGTCAGCAATTTTTACCTCTTCTTTTCTCTGTGCAATTTTTACTTTAGCCTCATCTGCTATCTTTTTTAATCTGTCTGCTTCTGCGGTTTTTTCAATGTCTTCAGCTTTTTTCTGATCTGCCATTAAATCTCCTGCAGTCTTAAATCCAGCACCATGAAATTTCTCAGCACCATTCTTAAATGCTGTTATAAACTCTTTGTATCCAGGATTCCTTGAGCCATAAAACATCACTGACCATTCTTTAAATGCCTCAGTAAATCCCTCTTTATCCTTTAGTTTACCCTTGGTTAAGTCGTCACTCGTTATGGTTTCGTCTGCTAATAATTCGTTAAGCATTGAGTATGCTTGAGCCTCAGGAAGTGGAATGCCATTAACCTCTCTTTTCCTTAGTGCATCTTTGGCGTCCTGCTCTTCTTGGTATTCTGACTTCTTCTTTCTTCTTTTCCCTTCCTTGGTGCCTTCTTGCTCTGCTATCTTTTCTTCTCTGAAGTTATCTACTGAGGTTTTTTCACTTGATGAGTAGTCATCTAATTTCTTATTGATTTCAGCTATTCGCATTGTCGCCTCTGGGGACGCTCCTGCTTTTAACTCCTCCGTAAGGTAATCACGCTCTATAATTAAGTCTCGGATTTCTGTACTCTCAGGTGATTGTACTTCCTCCTCTTGCGTGCTCTCAACCTCTTCATATTTGCTAAGAGATTTTAGTGGTACTCTTTTCTCTACCAGTCTGTCTAAGTCAGGGTTTGGTTTAACTGCAATTACTGCATCCTCCCCGGATAATCCCTTAAACTCAACTACATCACCTTCTTTCGTTATTACCTTCTGCCCAATATCAAATGCTTTAGTTGGCGCAATCTGAGATACTGCTTCTTCAGTTGCCTCGGCTTTCTCCGCCTCTGCCTTGATTATCGCATCAAGATTATTTTGAAGTTCTTCCTTTTTTGCTTTCTCCGCCTTCCTGTCTGCTAGTTGAGACTTTGCTCCTGCGGCTAACTCAGTTGCACCAGAAAAAGTAGCACCTCCTATCATACCCAAGATACCACCATCAATCAGTGTATCAATCTCTTGATCAGAAAATTCCGTTAAGTCAAATGGTGAGTCCTCATTGTGTGCAAATTTCTCCGCAACAACATTTAAATACTCCTGAGTTGCTTCAGTTCCACCCTCTAGAACTATACCCTTTGCGGTTTGCTTTAATAGTGCTTGTTTTACAAAATTATCTGCTAGTTCAATATCCGATGCAGTAGGATTTTTTCCGGGGAAAAACTTCTTTAATAGTTTTGGTCCAACCATTGATGGAAGGATTGAATCTAAAGCACCAATTGCTAAACCAAACTTCCATGATAACGCCTCTGCTGACTCGGGAGTAACATAATCTGAGTCTTGCTTATCAAGCTGAGTATAGGGATATAAACTACTATAGACCTCACCTACGCCCATAGTTCCACTAGCTGCGGTAGTGGTGCCTAGCATACTTAAACCCGAGGCATAACCTTTTGCAATGTCCTGCATCTCGGGTGCAAGCTCTGCATATCTTTTACCTATTGACTTCGTGTAGTCATCTGCATCGATTCCTTTCTTGGTAAGATTCTTTGCGTACTTCTTAAGAGCCGGTCCAACTACTGCCTTCTTGAGCACTTGTTTTCCTATTAATCCACCAACTGAACCTACGCCAATTATTGGACCTCCTGACCCAACTACCCTACCAATACCGCCTGATAAATATCTTAATCCTTCTCCAATGCTATTAACTTCGGAGTATGACTGAATAGTGGGTGCGTCTACTTGAGACTCTTCCATATTCTCCATGGATTTGCCCATCAGGTAATCTGACGCACTATCAAGTCCTACCTTCTTTGCCATGAATCCAGCACCACCATAAATCATGCCCTGAGATTCATCTATTGCCTGACCTATCCCTGCCCCGATTTCTTTTATTCCACCAAAGAATCCATCGCGACCTAAATCCTCTGCCTTGTATGCATTAACTACAGACTTGTACTGCTTATTAAACTCTGGGTATTCCTTGATTTTCTGAGGGCCATACTCGCCCTCCATAGACTTACCCAGCTTGTATGTTAATTGCTGATCCGTGAAGTTAGATACATTATTTCCTTCCTTGGTAAGTTTATCCTTATACCAATCAAGCAGGGATTTATGCTTCACGCTATTTACCCTTCCTTAGATTTTCCAAATACTCATCCAACCCATTAACCACATCACCAATTGGTCGAACTTCAGATGAAGCAGGCTCAGTTGCTTCCTCGACCACATCAGGATTAACATCAATTACGGCACTATCGGGCTTCAACATGTTTTCCATATTTTTTAAATCGGGATAATTACCTTCCTCAAATCCAAGTGAATTAAGTTTCTCACTTTTTGAATTAGTAGAATTTATTAACTTCTTATAATCTTTTACCTGTTTAGATGTTAACCCAAGTTCGCCCTCTGCGTCAGGGCCATTTATTTTTTGTATAAATTCAGAAATTAATATTGGTTTCGAGAATAGTAGTTTCTTATTCTTACCTCCACGCATTTGCTTATAATTCATATACCCTGTGTAACCATCATCGGGAGATGTAAAAAATCCAGCAATATTAACTTGCTTACCCTTATTAGATATAAGTGTGCCCAATTGGTTTGAATCGCCTATAGTCTTGGTGTCAAAATTAAATACATCGGCAGAAACACCTGTCTCCTTTGAGGCTAGGTCCACTAGATTTTGAACCCCATTCTGAAAATTATCTTTCCTTGATAATAACTCTTTTTTTTCTTTGGCTACCGCCCTTGAGCCATCCGTTCCAATTCTATTAATAAATCTTTGAACCTTATCCTCCTCAGCCTTGACCTCAGCCTGCTCCGCACTCAAAGCCTTGGCCTCAGTTGGTATGTCTCCACTGTCGGGCAATCCTAATGAATTAGATCCAGGTGCGGGAGGAGTAGCTATTGATGCACCTGGTCCAGTCACTCCATAGTCTAGTCCATATCGATTTTGGAATTGTAACTTATCTTCATCATTCCACTCAAGTTCAGGTTTAGAAATATTATTCCCCTGACCATCATCAACCACCCTAAAGTTTGCATTATTACTTTGAAAGAAAGTACCAGGTCGGTAAGTGGGTAAAGTTTCTTTTAAGTATCCTGCACTACCAATTGTTATAGGGCCAGTCGCTAGGCTTGGAAATCTATTATGCAATCCTAGTATATCTTGGTTGTTCCTGCTAATTTTCTTTTGCAATCCAACCAATTGACCACCTACTATCTTATCGTATCTAGCAGTCACTTCTTTTGCATTTTCTCCTGATGAATACTTGCTATATAGCTCTCTCTTTAAGTCGGGAATCATGGATTTATCTACCACCATTCTTGGATTTTTTATTTTCGCGTAATCCATTGCTTGCTGGTCAGTATACATGCTATCAATTGCCACAGCACCCGCTATTTGCCTTTGAGTTGCATATTGGTTTTCTAAGCTTGTTCTAAGGTCAAGCAAGTCATCATTGTATCCAATGTACTTCTTTGCTGCTCCTCGGCGAATCATGTCATTCATTAAAGCTGGTGGCACTTGATCCATAACCTTAAATTGATCAAAGCTTCTCATTCCGGTGCTTTCTACAATCTGCTCCTTATACTGGTCCCAGAGAACCCTCTTTGCGTTTTCGTCTAATTTTGTATCCCAAATCCTTTGCATGTTACTGCGCGCAGTTTCAGGGTCGGCCGCCATCATCTTAGCAACATGAGGTTCAGCTTCAAATATACGCTCAAATGTTTCCGCATAATGCTCTGAAAGGTTTTTGAAGTTTTCTTTTTCGAGTTTCTGCTCGTTATATATTTCGTCCTCTCTAGTGATTCTTCTCTTCCTGTCTTCCTGACCCTGTGAGTAATCTTTAAGATTCATCATCTGTTTCATCTTCTCTGGGTCACGAGCATACATCAGTGCATCTGCATCTGTCATTTCTCCAAAGTTAGACTTTATCATATCTGCCATCTGTTGCGTACGCCCTTCGTTGGCTTCCGCTTTAATCTTCATGGCATCCATCTGTTTAACTTTGCCTACTGCTCCTGCAATGGTTCCTATGATTCCACCTGGATCCACAGATGCAGCCATACCAATTTGACCAAGACTTGGGTCATTAATATCAGGGTCTAAGCTAAGTGCGGTAAGTTGGTTTCCCAATCTGTTTGCCTCTGCCTTTTGGGTTAGCTCATCCCTGTTTCTCTCCCTATTGTAGTTCGATAAGTTCTGTTGGAATAACTGACTCCCTGCTGTATTTATTGTCTTTGCCATAATTTAACCAAATGTGTTGCCCGCCCAAGTTCCTGAAAACATATCAGGCGCAGCAGAATACCCACCGGAAGGAGGTGCTAGAACAGTACCATACCCAGTTGGGGTTGATCCGCCCCCTCCGCCAGCTCCCAAACCTTTAGCTAACATATACCCACCCAATCCACTTTGCACTCCTGCATTAAGATGTGCCATTGGATTGTTAGGAGTGGGAGCCGTGTACGAGGGTACATTATACTCAGGTGCTCTACCCTGACCTAATTGAAATCCTCCTTTATTCAACGCACTTGATGTAGCGTTTTCGGGAAGAAAGTAATTTTGTACCCCTGCTGTTTGATTGGCGGCCAGTGTGTTAAGAGTATTATTTATTTGTCCGATATTCTTTTGCTCGGCTAAGTTCTGTTCATAAGCAGCAAACTTAGCGGCCTCATCAAGCTCATTAATCCTCGACCTTTCTCTTACCCCTTGTAGTCCTTCTCCTGCCGTGGTGATTGCATCCTTCGCAGTAAGGACACCTTCTTGTGCTGTCTGCACTCGGTCTTGCTCATTGAGTACCTGGTCTCGTTGATTAAGGACATCTACATTTGCTCGGTTTCCTGCCATGCCTACATATGCATTCATTAGTGCTTGAAGAGATTGCGCGCCTCCTAGACCTGTTCTTACGCCATTCCTGGTATTGTTATTACCCGCCTGCCTTTGTGCTTCTAGTGTCATTGCGGTTGCCTGTGACTGAAGTCCTGCATTTCTTGCATCCGCAATACCATCTCTTGCATTAATCATCTGCTCGCGAGCATCTCCCACTAATCCTCTTGCATCTCCTACACCCGCACGAGCGTCACCAATACCTTGTCTAGCTAAGTCAATTTGGTCCTGACCTTGTAATCTCTGATTAGTTATTCCTTGAAGGTATCGTTGTGATTCAGAAAGTTGAGAACCATCATAAATTCCTCTAATTGCCCCAACTGCACCTTGCTCTGCTCCTGCAAGACTGTCGCGATACCCACCCATTTCCGTCGCCATTTCATTAGGATTATACGCCTCCTGCAATGCTCCGTATTTCCCCTCTATACCTGTGGCTAAATTATTTTCTAACCCTGAAAGGTAGTATGGAAGAATTGCTGAACGCTTATCGTCAATTAATCCATTTTCCAAATCATAAGCAGAAGCACCACGAGATTGATAGAATCGCTCCATCTCCATCCTATTTGCTTCATCTGCAATTGATCGGTTGGCATTATTTTGTGAGTCTTGAGCTTTTCTTGCATTCTTAGATGCTGACATTGATGCCACGCCACCTATAAGTGCTGACCCAATTATTGCTGTTGCTACTCCCATATCAAATCTCCTTTTGGTAGGTGGTTTCAATCATCTTATAACCTTTTCTTTCGTACAGGCTTTTTAATTTCTCAGGCATGGAATTTGTCAGGTGAATCATATTCATTCTCTTTGACCCACTTTCCTTTGCCCACTTCTCTGCCTTAAGAAATAATTTCATTCCACCACCACGACTTTTTTCGTCCACAAACCAAAAAGCCTCAGTTGCTGTCATTACGCCATCCTCAAGAGCCGGAAAAAGAATAAGTCCAATCCCTCCAATAATTTTATCTTTATCCCAAAGTCCAAATATTTTCCCCGCACCTGAGCCAATTAAATTAAACCATCTATCAGACCATTGACCAATATCAAAGAATACTTTCTTGTATGGCATAATGTCATAAAAAGACGCAAGCACACCACCTAAATCTAAAAGCTCTGTTCTATCTTCTATTGATTTTATCATACTCCTGAATGGATTATGTAGTGCATGGTCATAGTGGGCTGTATATTGCTGTGGCCTGCTCCACCACCTGTAGGTGTCGTGTAGAAGGGTTTGCCGTATGGAACATTCTGAGGATTACGCACGCCTACATTACTACGCTTACCTCCATATCCCGCGCCTCCACCACTTGCCCTTGCGTCATCATTTTCACCATACCACACGTGGTCGTGAGAAGGAATTTGAGATGTAGTGAGTACAATATTTTCTGCACCCCCTGTACTACCCATTCCCCAACCTGAAAATAAACCGTTCGGGTCTCCAGTTCCTGCAATCACCCTGCCCAGTAAATTAGGCACATTAAAATTAGCACCCGAACCTCCGTATGTATAACCAATAGCATCAAATAATGCTTGGTATGTGGATTTTACTAATGACCTACCATCACATACTAACCAATATGCTGGAGTAGTTGTACCCGCAAATGCCATAATTGAACCAACAGGTGATACATGAGCACTTACAGAATTATCCAAACTAGCGAGTTGTGCCGCTGTACTAGATTCCTGATTGGCAATTGCGGTATTAAGTGTTGCAAGATTGGATGCGATTGTTGCATCCTGAGCCGCATTTGAACTATTTATACTATTTGTTAAAGTAGTAGATAGATTCGATATCTCAGTCTGTAATGAACTCTGATTACTAGATACAGTTGATGTTAAATTACTGACCGAATTTAATAGGTCATTAACTCTCCCTTTAAAATTTATAAAGTTTTGCTCAGCGTCAAACTGTGCAATAGGTCCACCTGTATACTCACGAAGTGTAATAGTATTATCTTCAGTGGGTTCAGGCTTTCCATTGCTATTAAAATTTAAAGGTGTTAATGACATTATTTTTCCTCCATAGATTTGAGAATCTTATCTACCCATTCACGCAAAAGGGAGGAGACGCTGACACCAAGGGTGCCAGCAATCTCCGTAAGTTTTTCTTTATCCCCAGGAGGGACAGTTAATGAAACCTTATCCATTACGCGTCATACCCTGCATTGAAGTCATCAAGGTTGCCAAGTTGTTCTGTGTCTAACTTAAGCGAACCAACCGTTAATGGTGCAGGAGTTGTGTTTGCAATATCACCGTTTGAGTTACTTGGTGGAGTATAGTTATGGTACTGATGCTTAACCGCTCCACTACCAGTAGTACCATTATTAGTAAAGTTGATTTGTAATAGCTCGTTATTACCCGTGAAGCCACTAGCTCCCATTACCATAGCGAATTGCCCGCCTGAGAATGTATAGACAGCTGCAAAGTTTTTATTCAATGCATGCGCTTTAGTATATGTAGCATCACTTGCAGGGTATCCAACTTTTAAGCCAGCAGAATTATTAGTAAGCTCTACGGAAGTCACATTGCCACTCGAGTCAGCATTATAGACAACATTTGAGTTCATTGAATAGACAGTACCTATAGAACCACCTTCAAGCGTACCAACAACAAATGATTCTTCTGATTCATCAAATACAAATGCTGATGCAGATTTACCTGATCCACGCTCAAAGTAGAGTCCTGAATCTTTAGCGTAATCTCCACCACTTGCACCGTCAGATAACTTTATAATGTTATCCGTGACATCTAATGAATCCGCATCAACTATTGCTTCCGCGCCCGAAACAGTTAAGTTTCCTTCAACGGTAAGGTCTTTAGATATGGTAGCACTTCCTGAGACAGTAAGGTTGCCTTTTGCATCTGTGTCGCCTGTAGAGTTCAAAGATTCTGCAGTAAGCTTACCACTTGTACTTGCAGTTCCTTTAATGTCTAAAGCTGTACCGTCTGCATATGCAACTGTTACTGCCTTCTCGAAGTCGTTTGTTCCTGTCCAAGTATTGTCCCCGGAAAGGAGTCCCGCTGTTGCATCATCAACGGAACCCTTAACCTTAAGTCCAATTTGGTAGAATATTGAATTAGTATCAGCCATGACTTTAGGAAGTTATTCCAGCTCCTGCTTGGAAGTCTGCGAAAGTACCGAGTGCTACAGTATCTAGCTTCAATGAACCAACAGTTAACGGAGCAGGAGTAGTTGTTAGGTTGGCATCCCCTGCTGAGCCTGCTGTAGTTCCTGCAACAAATGATGTAGCATCTTCGTCATATACAAAAGCTGCTGCGTCTTTTCCTGAACCACGCTCAAATAATAATCCAGAGTCTTTGGTGTATGTCGCAGAAGAAGCACCTTTTGAAAGTCGGATAATATTATCCTTAACATCAAGGTTAGTTGTGGAAAGAGTTGTGGTTCCTCCTTTTACATCAAGATTACCACTAACCGTTAAGTTTTGACTTACAGTAACATCCTTTTTCGCATCGGCCGTACCAACAGTTAAGTCACCACCAACAGTAGCGTCATTTGCTACTTCAAGAGAATTTGCAGTAAGTAATCCACTTGTACTTGCAGTTCCTGTAACAGTTAAAGAAGAAGCTGCATCAGCAGTACCTACTGTTACTGCGGCATTAAAGTCATTAGTACCTGTCCAGGTATTAGCGGTTCCCTTGAGGTTGTCCGTTGCGCTAGAGGTGGCATTAGCTGTTGCCTGCCCAATTTTATAGAATATTGATGATGTATCAGTTGCCATGATTTTTTTTTGTTTTTTAAAGTAAGCTAGGAATTAGCTTAGAATTATTGCTGGTTGAAGAAATTTTTGCGTTACTATTTAAAGCACTTTCTAGTTGTGGTTGAATGTTAGCTACCAATGCTCCGGTGTCTAGGGATAGAGGCTTATCACCATCTACTGCATGCAATACTGATGCACCATCTTTTCGGAATATTCTACCTCCAGTAATATTTACGGCGACATCACCGAGGTTTTGAATTTTAATATTAGCAATAGCTTGGTCAATTTGGTAGTTACTGCCATCAATTGCTCGTACTACATTAAACCACTTATCTACTCCATTAATTGAGGTTTGTGAGTACACCATAAATGCGTAGATTTCTTGTACGGTTGCTCCTCCATCTGCCTCACTAAGGTCTACTCCCATAGGAGTATTTGAGAAGTCTGCCGTCCATGTACTAATCGCACTTCCATCTATCGCATTGGCATTGTAAACTGAATCCTCTTCTTGGCTTATTGAGAAACTAAGACCCGAAGATGAGGCAACTCCCGTTACCTCCAGGGGAAGCATGGCAGTTGCACCAACTACGCAAGTAACTCTTAATCGTACAACATCGCCAGTAGCAATTTCACTAGATGTGTATGTTCCGCTAGTATCTATATTACCATTGTTATTAGCAACCTCTTCGTTATTAAATTCGGAGCTGTTAATTGTTGCTGTCGTCGTAACTGTGTTATTTTCATTACCTTGAAGAAGGTCCACCTTAATATCAGTATCGTCTTGGATGAGTGCTGAACCTAATACACCTGAGCTACCTACATTAAATTGTACTGCTCCACTTTGTAATGTCCAACTGCTAGAAGCGGACCCATTAGCGATTACCTCGACTGAAGTTGCATCTATAAATGCTCCGTCATGCCTTAATGTAACAGCGTATGTAAGACCCGCAAGCTCAAGCAACGTTGTCTTATTGTTAGCAATGCCTGTTAATTTTTGAGTAACAACTACTGCGTCTTTGGTTACATTATATAACTGCAATCGTGATGTTGCTTCTATATTTTTTATTTCCCAAGGAAGTAAGACGATGGTGCCGCTTGCATCCGTTGCGGTTCCAACTATTTTACCATCGTTGAGCCTTGTGATTGTTCCGCTTGTCGTGATGTCACCTGTGTATGTGCACCCATCTACTTCCAAATCCCAATCGCCCAAATCAAAAGAACTTCCACTTTTGGTGAAGTCTTCTGCGTACTGCATATTTGCAGACTCACCAAGTTGATATTGGTAGTAGTCATACAAAGCTTGAGCACTATGGTTTGCAGTCAATGTAAGAGTAGATGTTGTAAAATCTAAACTAATTCCACTAATCGCTTGTGCCTGTGATTTTGTGGAAACAAGATTGCCATTATCTAACAAACGAACCTCCTGTTTTATTGATTCACTAACTGCACTTTGGAATCCAAGGTATGTGTACCCATACTTGCGGACACGAATATCAAAAGGCGCAAGATTACTTGCCGCGCTTCCATTTGGCTTGTTAAAGAATATTGCCTGAATTTCTGAGACTGCACCACTTGATGAAGTTTGCACACCTGTCTGCACAAGCCCGTCCTTGTCGTACACAGCAACCAGAACATCATCCAATCCAGTACCACCAGAGTCGGTGATTTCGTAGTTAATTGACTTCCCCTGTTTGTAATTACCTTTGTTAGCAGAAATTTTATTATCTGCGAAAGTGGTACAATCTATAAATTTAAAATTTAAAGAAGTTAAAGCATCTGATGAGAAAATGATTTTAGTATTACTGTCTGCAAATCTACAATTCTTGAAAGTAGCATCAAAACCTTGATATGCCTTAATGGCCGTATTGTTCCCGTAGAAGAATACATTATCAATGTCCCTTGTGGGAGTTGTTGCCGCTGACCATGCGTGACCTCCGCTACTATTGCCAGAAAAACGACAGTCCACAAACTCGGTTGCTTCGTTGTAAAATCTACCACCAATATCTCCATCAACAATCGTACCAATCATTCGGAGCGGGCCTCCTGCTCTGACGAACAAAGGTTTAGCTCCATGACTTGCTTCAATTTGGCATCCGTAGAAATTTAATATACCTCCCAAAGCATCATATACATCAGCAGAATCACCATTTGCTTTTACACCAAAAATTAGTTTGTTTTGTTGCGTACTCTGCAAAGCCAATCGGCAACCCTGTGTGGTTTCAACTGAATCATTTGCTTCACCACCCAACAATCTACCAAACTGAACTGCACATTCAGTTCTGACTTGAAATGCTGATGGAACCCATTGACTTGTATTCTTATTCGTCATGCCAATGGACTTGTCCACATCAGCAAGGAATGCCCCATTAATTAATTTCCACTCACGATTAACAAACTCGTAATGTGTGCCATTTTTTTGTAATTTTGTAGAGTCACTAATTTCAGTGTATATGTCCTCTAGGTTACTCGACATTCTAAACTTTGAACCACTCGGAGGGGCAGATGAAAACCCACCATCTCCTACTGTTACAGTTGTTGATGTTGCACTTTCAATGTAGCGAATCTCCCAAGTTCCTGTGTCTGTAGTTGTTTCTCGCCACATAAGGAATCTACCTTCATCACCACTAGCAGGAGCCTCACCAGAATCATATTGTATTACAGTTGTAGTCGAACCACTTTTACCAGTAAAGTCTTTGTACGCACCACTGACTTGTACCTGACTTGAGTTTGGTTCTGTAATTGTAGCACTCATGCGTAATCCTTTGTTATTGATGCAAGGTTACCCCCTGCGTCGTATGTTAAAGTCTTGGTGAGTGTAGTAGTATCAGAGCCGTCTTTTTCTACTACGCTAGTTAGATTACCACTTGTATATGAAAATGTTTTTGAGGAAATCTTAGTGCCACCATCACTAGTCCATGTGGTAAGTGATGTTAGCACACCATCTGTAAAAGTAGGTTCCGAGTAGTCATCTGTAGCAGATGGACCGCCACCACCACCTGATTGCCCAGCAATTTTTACTGCCTGCCCAATCTTATAAAGTATGGAATTTACATCAGTCATCTTTTGTGAATGTTGCCTCTATATAAAAATTATCCGTTGGGATAACTGTAATTACATCATCAGTCTCCCCTCCCTGCTCCCATTTAAGAAATTTGCGACCAGCTAATGGAGTCGCTTTTATTATTAAGTGCGTTCCCTCTTCATATACATTATCTGAAGTTGTTGGTATTTTCTTCTTAAATTTATCTGCTTCCAATTCATACTCCACTCCATTCTCTGTTACTTTTCCTTCTGAGGTAAGTGTGAGTGATTCACCTATTATAAAATTTCTTCCTGCGGAAGTGAAGGGGGCAACAATAAGCACATCATCATTTACTTGCGCATCTCCTTTGCCTGCAAACTGAACGGATGCAACACCACCAGAGCGACTTGCTATATGGATATTATGCTTCGCGACTAAAGATTTACTAGGTGTTCCATACACCCCATCAAGCCCCGCGGAGAAATTATCAAATCCATTTTCAACCAAATCTGTACGGACATACGCCTCCTCGAGGGCATGCTTTATCGTATCAATCTCTTGCTTGAAAACTGAACCATCATGAACGAAACTACCAGGTGTCTGAGCTAAGTTAGCTAAAACAGAAAATACATCATTTTTTAAATTAGCTAGAGATACGCGAGTCGCAGCATAATCGTAAACATCTGATGGGGTACCTTGTTTTTTAGCACGAGCCGAAAAAATATCAGACTCATCAAAACTAGATTCCCCTAATGCGTTTACTTGAAACATGACCTAATATAATATGTTCACTTATTTAATTTATGTCAACTATCTAGACTACCAATGAGACATCGTGGCATGATTGTTTGTTAAAACCCCATTGGTTTCAAAAGTGATATTATTACTAAAAGTAAATTTCATGCTGTAAGTACTAGGAGTACTTGTACTACTGCTGTATACTTTGTAAATTTGCGCCCCTATTATAGTAGCGGGTTCTGGACTCGAAATTGAACCTCCAGTGGAATTCCTCCCTGCGAATGTAATAGTACTAAGACCACCACCACTACCGGAAATTCCATCAAGTTTTGTTTTATCCCCTGATGACATTAGTCCACTTGCGCTAGTTGTGGCATCACCTGGAACTATGTTCCCAAGACTTACTTTGCTTGCCTTACCCTCCAAGGTTGTGGATAAATCAGTTATATCTGATATAGCATGACTGTGAGCAGAAGGTGCAAAGAGGTTAGGTATACCTGTTAAGGTATTGTATTCATGACTATGTGAGGATGGATTAAATTCATTTGGTACATTACTTAAATCACCATAATCCCCCGTCTTCCCAACTGTACTAATATTTAATTGATCAGCAGTTACACTATGAGGGTTATTGGTTGAATCTATATGGTCAGTTATACTTGCAGTTAATGTACCCTCTAGGTTTTGTATGGCTTCATTTATTTCACCATCAAGACTCCTTACTAAATCATTTGCTAATTGAGAAAGTTCATTTTTAGCACTTATTAAATCCCCTTGCGTACCTTCTTTTAGATCCGCAACTTGGAAATTTACCACCATATCTCGAATTCGATTCAAGTTTTCATACACCGATTCCCACCACTCCTTAAGTAATAGATGATAATGACTTGATTGGTCAGGATTCTGATCCGATAAAAACTTAGGGAGTAATGGAATTTCATCTGGCCCAGTAAACTTTGGATCAGTACCTACCTTATGTTTTTGATTCCCAATCATCCTTGATTAGGTGCTGATTGCGAGAGTTTTGAACTAACTCCACTAACTTCAAATGTACGACCAATTAGTTTTATTGGATTATCTTTACCTTCTATAATAATCGCATCCCTAAAGTATGGACCACGCAAGTATAATGGTAGCATATTTTCAGATGTAGTATTATCCATTAAGTGTTCAGCCTCCACCCTTTCACCTGAAGCAAATTCATATTCCCCATCCTCGTTTAGTTCCACTTCAGTTATATCATTATTAGCTGCTTGAGCAGATGGTAGTGTTGCAATTCTTACTTTTACATTAGCAGATGATGGAAGTCCGTATAGTGTATTCTCTGCCACATGCAGTGCATATGACCTAACATCTTTGTCATTAAATTGATCAGTAAAATCTATTAATCCACTTTGAAGAACTGACCTATATTCATTTCCATATCTATTATATATCGCATAATTATCCGGTCCCCTTCCGTACCTTACCAAGAAGTGAAATATATCATCCGATGTCCCTGCAAATTGATTAATGTTCTTTTCCTTATCTGATACCGAAAATACAACCCACCTGTACTCTATTCTCTTTGTAGTGGCCGGTCTTGTTATTTGCGCCCCCGCTGTAAATACTTGGTCTATTTCAGATACGGTATTATTTTCATAATCAAATGCATAAGTTCCTTCAGGCGAGCAGAAAAAGATTTCTTTTGTTTCTCCATTGTCCACCGTGAATACACGCTCAGATTGATCAGCACTTAAACCCTCCCAAAACCTAGTGCCTTTATCCATTGATTGAAGTAGTTTCGGCTGAGATGCAGCACGGTCGGTTTGATAAACTCCGGTATAACCCATGAAGATATGGTATCTGCCCGCAACATCAATTAATGTATTCCTAAAGTCCACTACTCGTGGACCTGTATATCTTCTTTCAAATTGAAAAACTTCAGCAGTATTGACCTTAATTGCAGTCATGTAACCCGTGTCCCTGTAAATCATAAGTCGATCTACGAGGGTTTTCATTTTAATTATTCGACTTCCGTCATCAACCAAATCCGCAACCGAGGTGAGTCTACCAATCGAATCTAATCGAATCATGAACCCTGTTGTGGAATTATTAATAGGTTCAGAAAGTTCCTCATCAGTTATACTGCCAGGGGCATTTGCGTTATTTCCTTCCTCGTCCACAATTGAATAAGTCTGCGTTCCATCACCATTATCAACAACTGATCCAATATGTATCCTTGAGTCTCTTGTAACCGAACCACTAACAATTGGAGTAGTGGAAAATGCACTATTAAATTCAACTCCATTCTCAAGTGTTGTTATTGGCTCTCCTGCACCAACTATAACAACCTCCGTTTTCTCTCTTGGGCTAAATGTAATTGCAGGATGCTCAAGGTTAGTTTTGTAATCTCCATCAGTGTCTGTTCGTAATGGATACTTAGAAACAAACTGATTTGTACCCTTCACCATCGTTCCATACAGAGCCGTGCCATAACGCAATCCGTCACCATCATAACTCCAGACTAATGAATAAGGGCTCCTGACTGTTTCGGTTTCGCCATTTAAGTAAGTCGGGCTATCTAAAACTTTTCCATAGGGGTCATCCCCTTTCATCCAATCAACCCAGTCTCTTGCCTTGATTTGTGTAATATCAGCCAGCATGAGGAATCCATTAAACTCACTAATTGTACCTACCGCAGCCATCCTATATGCAGGAGACTCTCGTAATTCTAAGAGTGGAATTGCCTTACTCCAATCTTCCCGAAATGCAAGTGGCAAATCTTTTCCATTATTTAAATAAAGCACTCCATTTACAACAGTTGCCTCCCATGCATTAACCTCATTTGCGAAATAATCTCCTACAGTATCATCCACTGAACATAATCCTTCAGCTATAATGTCCCACTTAAAGTCTGCCGGAGGTTCTGCAATATAACCTTCCTCAAAGTAAGTACCAGGTGCCCATCCTGAAGATGTATTCTTATTTATATACTCAGGATTATTTACATAGCTATAACGATAAATCTTATCTCCTGCGGCTACCACTAGGCAGGATATATTATTATTTGAGCGAAACTGACATATTAAACGGATCGGGTCGGTGGAGGGAGAATTGGTCGCAACTTGTGGAAATCCTTCTAAAAATTTACCTGATGGTTTAAATATCTCCCAACCTTCTCTTCTTGCCTCCCCTTCTTGATGTCTGCGAAAATTTAACTTCTTTGTATAATGTTCCCCACTCGCACTTTCGCCTGCCAAGTTTTGCAACAAGGCACCCCCCATCATGGGCTTGATGGTTTTATTTACGAACTTTTTTGTTTTACTAGGCATTACAATCCTGTTGGGTGATGCCCTGCATTGTTTGAGTTTACTGTTTGCGTACTCTCAAACTGCTGGACTGTGGTGTAATTTTGCTCATTTGTTAAAGTGCTATCCCACCCGTCCACTTTAAACTTTTCTCTTGGTTCGGTAGTTAGGTGAAAAACTGTGCCATTGTTATCTTTAACTAACAATAAATTTTCTCCCGTAATTGCTATGGATGAAACATTCGAAAATCCGGTCTCTTCAAACCTACTTGGATAAATGGGATGATTTGGAATAGGTTGTTGCTTGCTTGTGTGTATATTCCATTCCTGCTCAGGCTTATCCTCATTCCACCATCCCTTAAATTCACTAAAGTTTGCCTTACTCCAATCTCTGGTGTCATTGTATCCTATCGTACTTGGATCAGAAACTTTGATATCTATGTGATGTTGCCAATTCATTTCATCCGAATTGTCTGCCCAATATGGGGATAGTACTTCTTGGGTAATATCACCGTGGTAACCTTGTTGGATAAAACTAGGAATATAACCATCACCTGGTGAAAAACCAAGTTCTTCCCCTGCGGCTACCTCATTTGCAGAAAGTCCATCCACATAAGCTATTGGCCTCCAAAACGAACCTGACGCAAGAAGCACTCCATCCGTCCTTAATATAAAAGTAGCAGTATCCGTACATGCTATATCGGCTATGTTTTTAATTTCATTACCATGATGGTCGTACTTCACATAAACAGGTCGTGGTAGCCATTGCCCCCAGGGGGAATACTTATGCATCCTTTCCACCTCCCCATTACTTAGGAAGGTTGTATTTAAGGCGGTTGACGACCTCGTGGTGCCAATCTGCAGAGCCTCAGGAAACTTACTAAAATCCCACTCCTGGGTTGCGCTAATGCTATCATCAAATACCGATGGATGCCTGATTGCGTAATCCCCGATACCTAGTTTGCCATATTTATTGCAACCCCAAACGAATAGCTTATCCTCAATAACCGCAGTGTACGTGAACCCATTACACATATCTGTCGCCATGTGTTTGGCCAGGCGGAATTTGTCATACCATACCCATTGGTACGCCGCCGCAGGGTCGTAAAAAATATTAGGGGTCGTCGTTGCATCAAGAACGAACTTTGAGCTTTGACCCTTAACATACCGAGACCAGTGAAATATATAACTCTCCTCATACCTGTAAGCGTCGGAAACCCCAACTATCCTTCTTGCAGTTTGCGATTTTCGCAATTTAACTGTGTTGGGTTCTTTTAAATAGCCATTTGCGTCATGCAGACTATCCCATAAAGCTTTATGCGCGGGGGCCATGTACCCATGTTTGAAGGCGATGCTGTTATAACCGGCATAGTCATCAACTAAATACATTGTTGCATCTGTAGTCGGATCAATTAACCTACTAGAATAATCTATTAAGCGGTCGTAGCTGTAAGCCCGTGCCGTGCTGGTATTAAACGGAGGGTTGTAGTCTTGCGGATTTGCTTGGTATAACTCTTCTGTTGTTTCTGTCTCAAAGTACCTAGAGAAGTTTTTGTGGATAGTTTTCCCGGAAAAATTCAGCTCTCCTAAATCACCCGAATATCCACCCTGCGAGATAATTATCTTATAGCCCGCGGGGCCTGAAGCTTCAGTATTAAATCCAGCCCATACAGAACTTTCGTCCTTCATTGGCATTACGTAAAAATCTAACCCTTCGGCCTGTTTGATCAACTTACTATCCGTATACTTAAATGCAGTAATATTGGTAGAGGAGCTGTTCGTAACTGCCAGTTGACCTTTCCACGCTCGTGACGAAGTCCAACCGTCACCGTCACCAGCTTTAGTTAGATAGTTCGCAGACCATGTAGGATTTCCTGCTAATTTAAAGTAACTTGCCGTATGGTCTATTGAATGGGTTGCATACCAATGCTCTGGTTGTGGATATGAGAAGGCACCATGAATTTGAGGGCCGGTCAGATACAGTTGTCGGCTGACTGGCATCATCCTGTATTCGCCATGGTTCATTATAAATATACCATGACTCGTTCGTATACCAAAACTTGACGCATCACGATTCAACCATTCATCATCCAAAAAGTGTATACCGGAATCTAAGGTCATTGACCAATCTCCTCCATCAGGCCCCGAGAAGGATGTCTTTCTAACTGTAGATCCGTCTGTAGAGAATCCGCTTTCTTCTTCTTCATTTCCCGCTAACCATATTCCTGCTTCTGTGTATGGGTCGGATAACCCCCCTGTGCCTACGGATAATTCATGGACCCTTTTATAACCACCGCCAAGGTCCGCAAAGACGCTACCTAGTGCTGTTATAATCACCTTCTTTCCATTATGAAAGTAGTTCTTTATTCCTGAGACATTACTTGGTAGCTCACTCTTTATATCAGTAAACCCACTTGCATCACTTACTATCGCAATACTGTTTGTGGAGTTAAGAATATTTGGAGTATGGTGGATTAACGCACCCCCCCTTGAGGTCCCGACTATTTCTGCACCAACTGGAATACGCTTATCATAGTATGAAATAGATTCACCTCCTATCAATTTCACGCTTGTTGGTTCCACAAAACTCTCCCATATAGTCTCCCCATTTAAGATTACTTTTTCTACATCGGCGTGATTATTAAAAGTAACACTTTCGGTGTTACCTAAATCTATACTCTGAACTGGCATCAGGTTGTAATAGTTAAAGTCTTAGAGGTTGAATTGTAAGAGAATGTTGGTGTGGTGCCATCTGCTCCGTTGGTTCCGTTGGTTCCGTTAGTTCCGTTGGTTCCTGGGCTTCCTGTATTGCCTTTGTCTCCTTTGTCTCCTTTGTCTCCTTGGATGCCTTGGATGCCTTGGTCTCCCTTTGGAATCGTAAACTTTAAAGTAGATGCATCATATGTAACAGCACTACCTGGTGCTCCTGTTGCAGTAGTTATATTAGCAAGCAAGGTTGCAGTAGTGGGTGCACCTGATATATCAGTGTAACTTCCTGATGTCGCAACTGAATGAAGACCGTCCACTCTAGCCACCGGAACAGTTCCACTAGATATTGTTCCCAATGTAGTAATCTGTCCACTTCCTGCCCATAAAGATAGAGCCGTGTTTTCTACACTACCTAATCCAACCTGTGCTTTAGTTACGGAGTGTGGATTATTTGCAAGATTCTTAAATGCTTTAAGGTCTTCATCTGATGCAATTGTGCCTGTAGATGTTCCGTCTGAAAATTTCCACTTATCATCCGACTCACTCCAATATAATTTCGCGTCTTCCTTGTCCCCTCTTTCTACCTCAAACCCAGAGTCCAATGTGGGGCTCCCTGTGACATTACTATTTAGCTTTATTATATTATCATGAACCTCAAGGTTTGTAGTCGCTATAGAAGTAGTTTCTCCCTTAACAGTTAAATCTCCATAAACCGTTAATCCTGGAGGGGACGCATCAGATGAATCTCCTATTTTAACATTTCCGCGAAAATTGGTACCTCCGGTTACATTTAATCCTCCGCCTATTGATACACTTCCACCTATTGATACTGGCCCAATAATCTTATGCAGGATACTATACTCCTCCACTAGCATTCCAGCCTGAGCGAGATTAAATAAAGTTGAGAATCCTGAAGATGCCCAACCTGTAGGGTCTACCTCTGGGTCGGTATTCAATGCACTCCCGCTTGTATTCTTGTAGTAAACCCCACTAGTAGCTCCACGAACCCAACCATTATTAGGGATTGGCTCACCTGAATTACTTAATCCATAATAAGATTCTGTAAACTTAAAGTTATCTCCAGATTCTTTAATAATGTTTCTAATTTCATAATATTTAGAATCTTCAAATTCTTTGACTTCGCCTATATTTATTAGTGGTGCGGTAAATAAATCTTTCACCTCAAGAGTATTATTTACACTTAAATCATCATCCACCACCACATCCCCTATACTTGAGGTTAATCGCAAATCTTGCAGTGATGATATACCTTCACTTGATACTGTAATCTCGCCAAGGAACGCAGTGCTCACATCTAATGTGCCGCCTATTGAAACATTATTAGTAGTAGTTAGGTTACCCTCAACCGCTGTAGTTCCAGTGCTCGCATCGTACTTGATGTCTTTTATTTTTTCCCAAATATCTTTCTGGGTTATTAGTCCCGTACTACCTGTCCCATTGAAGTCCTCATAAGAACTGGGCATGTCTCCTGTGTATACCGTTCTGTAAATTTCAATGAGGGTTTGAATCTGACTATCAGTTTGTGCTCTTGAATATGTGTCAAAGTCTGACAATGCTACCTTATGAGGATTATCTTCATCATTTAAGTGAGCTTGGAGTAATGCCTGTGCATCAACATTTGGAACATTTCCAAGACTTACGCTATTTTTAGTTAAGCCAGTAATTACGCCTGATAAATTAATATTACCTGATAAAGTTGGGTCGGTAAATAAACTTACCCTTGAGAGGTTTTCTACATTTCCTAATCCTACATCCGCTTTCGTAATGCTATGTGGATTAGATTCTGCTAAGTGACCAACCAACATAGTGGTTTTACCATCCTCTATCTTTTGGTCCGCCTCCGCTTTCGAGTATTTATCTAGGTCGGAAATATTAGCCTCCGTGTGAGTGTGAGCAGGAACGCTTCCATCACTAACCACTCCGGCGAAAAGAGAATCGACTTCCGCTTTTGAATACTTGTCTAGGTCAGAAATACTAGACTCACTATGCGTATGACCAATATCAGACTTACCTTGTAGTAATAAGGTCGCAGTTGCGGATTCTATATAATTCTTTAGGTCAGAAATTTCAGACTCAGTATGTCCATGCGATAAATCTGCTTTTTCTGATATTGAGGTTTCTAATTCTGACTTTGCTTGAGCTACTAGATTTGAATCATTTGCATTATCTAATGCAGTCTGAAGTCCAGATACATCAGATATTTGATGGGTGTGAGCACTTGATGCATGATTATCAACTAAGTCTTGAACTTGTGCCTTCGTGTAAACTAAATCAAGAAGGTCGGTAATACTAGACGCCAAGTGAGTGTGATTCGTGTCTGACTTCCCGACCAGGTAACCACCCAAGTCCGCCTTAAGCAAATAGTCGTTAAGTGTCGTGGAATTTAATTCCTCAATTGACCCAACTCTTATCCCTAATGCATCCACTACTGTTTTCAATGCAACGCCCTGACGAGCCGAGAGTGCTTGCACGCCTGAGTCTGTAGTTAAGTTATCCGCAAGCTCCTCATCTATACCTAATAGTGAATCTATTAATATAGAAAATTGTGCCTGTGTTGGAGAATCCCCAGTCTCAAAGTAACTCTTAAGTGTAGTCTTGGTAGCCATATCTATTTGATTGTAAAGTTTCCTATTCCATTACCTGAAGTTCCTCCAGAAACATGGTCAATTGGGTTAGTTATATTGTAGTCCTTCCAATTCACATGAATTTGCTGTCGTTGCTTGTTGTACATATCCATGTAGGATTTATACATCGCCACATCCTTATCCACTTCTCGATTAAGGTGAGCTTTGACAAAATCCGCTACTGCTTTTGCGCAACTGTCATCAAAGATGACAATGTCATCATTATCATAAATCCTCTTTTCCCCACTCCAGTAAATATAAAGTTTCTCATCATCAATTAATGGCGAGCAAAGATATATCTTCCCATCTCCGAATGTAATCTTTCCGGCATATGATTTCGATCGAACTGGGCAACCATTAATAACCGAAAATCTATTAAGCCATGGAACAACTTGCACATATGAATACCACCTAGTTGACTCATCAGACTCCAACCCTGATACAATCACCGAGTTTATCTTTGCATGGGTAGGTACGAACTCCACCTCTGATGACCTGGTTCCCGTTGGTACAGGTAGCATATCCGTAGCAAAAAATGTATTTACATTACTTGATTGTAACTGAGAGACATACTGCTGAAGGTCAAGTGCTCCTGCAATAATTTGCTTATCGATATACTTCTGTATCCCCCTGCCCTTTCTTTCTGAATCTACCAAAAGAAAAGTCCTTACCGATTCATTAAATTCAAGCCACTTCATCGCCTACCTCCTGGTGTAAAATAAAATCCAATAATTAGAGGCAACACTACGGTTGCTTCGAAAAGTGCAATATGTCCTGTTGTAACGACCAGAGGGGCTTGCTCAGCTGGAAAACTGATGAGCCCGAATAGAAATTCTCTCCGCCCTTCTCCCGTAATGTTTGTTGTACTGATGAGCGGAACTGAGGGGTAGATGGTGGTGATACAGGTGATGAAGGAGAGTGTGCACATGCCGATAAGAGCAAGCATGCGACGAGTAGCACGAGTAAAAGCTCCACTAGGTCCGCTATTAAGCGCTTGTTGGAATTGTATAGCTTGTTCATTATTTCGGCACTCCCTTGCCATCTCCATTTCATGTTTAGCCGAGCGTGAATCGGTAATCATGCCAAACACGCCTTTGAGAATACTACCCATTGCAGCTGAACCGCCTCCGGTTAAAAACAATGCAAGTAACTCAAACATAACTATATAATATATTAGGTCAGCAATTAGGTCAATGAATAGTAGTCAGTCCAATTATTAAACACCTGGTCAATTGAATCGTCCTGTATTTCAAAGTCCGTAATAACCATTTCGTATATTTTACCCGTGAAGTAATTTCCTGAATCTTTACCAATACAAGAATCTGAAAAAGGTGATGACAACTCTAGTGAGCGTACTGACTTACCCGTACTCCCGGATATATTAGTAATATTTATTTCATCTGAGAAATTTGCTACATAACCATCTCGCTTTAATTCAGGACTATCGAGCCCACCAAATAATAATTGCTTATCGCTTAATTCATAGTAAGAAAATCTCATATAAGCGGAACCTACATCCATTGATAATTCATGCGTTGCGTTAAACCCTGAAAATACTGGCTCCCTACCAGTTCCATCAGGGTCACAAACCACAAATACTCCAACATCTTTTGTTAAATACTGAGTGATGGGAATATCAAAATATGAAGAACCATTGAAATTTAAGTAGTACCTAGAGCCGTCTTCCCCGAGTGTAATTTCCCCATTTGCAGTTGCGTCATGCTGAGAGTGACCATGCCTAGATTTTTGATCAAATATTCCCTTAACTCGACTGCCCACCTTGGTTGATATGTTATCCAAGGTTATTGGCTCATCGTCATTATCTAGTAAGAGTGGGCCTCTGTAGTTCTCCCTTACATTACGATTACAGGAGAATGCAAATAAAGGTTTCTCTGTTAATGCATCAACAGGAAGGTTAAAATCAATAGACTCAACGTTAACCCCGAGCATTATGCAATTGGAGTTAGGTCACCTATAGCGAACCAATCACTACCTGTCCAATAAACCGTAGCAGAAGAATAAGCCTGAGATAAACCAGGGTGCTTTGCTTTTAGCGTTCCTGCCTCTGTTGTAATAACTGTAAACGCACCCTGCTTTGCGTTAATAACATCAAAGGTGAAACCAGTAGGTATACCGGAAGCAGGAAGAGTTAAGGTCACACTAGCAGCATCTGGTTCAACATGAATTATTTTAGACTTATCATCTATGGATATTGTCTTATTTTGAGTAACAACTTCCATTGCTCGAAGAAACTTTAAATTCCCCGCCACATCCAAATCTCCTCTTATCCCTTGCCCTATGGATACGCTACCATCTATTGTAACATCCTCATAGAACTTACCATTGTCGGCATAAAGATTATAATCTTTTACCGATATAGGAAGTCTTACTTTATTTGCATCAGGGTATAGCTGTAAGTCAACAAACGGCCTCTCTCTATTATCAAATAAAAGACTATCCCACTCAAGCGTATCATGTACCCGTGACTTTATTGCACTGATACCAGATTGAGGAATCGGGTCATTGACCGAGTCCTTTAAATCTCTAGGAGTTGGAGGGGTTGGTGTATTACCAGGTTCTGCCTGACTACTCTTGCCCGTCTTCAGGCTAAGGTATTGCGTGTCCGAATATGATGTTGGGTCAATCATGACTCTTCATAGAATCCAGTAAGATAAATTGGGTCAGTACTATCCTTATACTCCCCTGCAATTGAGCCAAGGCTCTTGACCATTAATTCATCAGTTGATGAAGAAAGGCTAAATACAGCAGAAGAAGACGTTGGTAATACCTCGAAATCACGGTCCGCAGGATTAAATAGGTACATCCTAAATTCATCAACTAATGCACCCTCTCCCTCTGCTCCAACTCGATAAGAACCATAAGAAAGATTTTCAGCTTTAATTGTATCTACTACACCCTCCCTGATTAAGTATCTGACCTCATTTTGGAACGCATAGTACTTAATAAGTCCAACAGATGGAGCAAAAACAATCTCAAGCCTAACTGCTGAATTAGGGTCAATCTTTATCGTACTATCAGTATCAACCCCCCCCTCAGTTATTCCGAGGAGTCCATTCTTTGTGTAAATACCCACCACTAAGTTTTTCGAACCATCATAAAGACCAAGTCCAGTAAGCTTAGACGCTAACCTTGGGCGAAACAATGAGGATACCTTAGTTCCGTCAGGAACGACCCCACTGTAACTTTCCCCCTGTTTGGTTATCTTGTCATTTATATAAACAGACCTTCTCCCCTGGAGTATCTCCATTACTGGCGTCCTTGTCTCGTCATTTGAGTCAGGGGTTGTTACGCCATTGCCTTCCCACCCGTTTACACCATCGATGGTTTGACCGTCTACATACGGATCCGCATCAAATGAACCTAAAATTGAAGACTCCCATGTCTTAGCTAGGGCAACTTCTTTACCCGATGTGTTTGATATTCTAACCTGATCAGATTTGAAATATGGAAGCTTTACATAACTATCCGCGCACATCACCCCAAATATACCATGCCCTGCTGGCTTTTGGGACACCATTAATCGACCTTGGTTTGTCACAAGGACAGGAACCTCTGAATCTTGTACGGTTGGGTATATTGGAGGATATCCGTCTTTTTCCCTTAAGGTATTCATTTTTTAATTAATTGTTTAATTTTAATAATTGTCCAAACGCATGTCAGGGAAAGCAGTATAATATTCATGACGCTCTCAAGGTCACCAAATGTAACCACTCCAAGAACTCCAGTATTTACACCTATTACGCGCAGACCATCTAGCATTTCACTAATTGATTCGTCGCTCATTTCTTCTTCCTAGACCTCTTTGGTTTTGGACTATCAATAACCTCGACTTCAGCTACTTCAGCAGTTACCTCAATTTCACTAAGGTCTACCTCCACAGACTCCACACTTTTTTCCTGAGCCGTTGTTGGCTTTGTTGGGTCGGCTGATGTTAATATTTCTTTTCGATTGGGGTTTTGATTCAGATTCTTTTTTTTTAAAATATCTTCGTAAAAAGCCTCATCTACCTCAATTACTTGCTCGTGCTCTAATAGTTTTTCGGCAATATCACCGCCAATCTTTAAGACCCCTATCCAACCACTTAATGACTGAACCGACTTGAATTTAAAAAAATCACGCCCTGCTTTATATTCCTTCGTGGCGTTATTCGTATATAAAAATTTCATAATAAAGAAAAAGAGGGAGGCCCCGCATACGCAGTGCCCCCCTCTCTAATAAACCAGTGAATGAAAGAAGGGTGACTACTCAGTTGTGACCGATGGTGCTTCTCCACTAAAGTTTTGGATAATGAGGTGACGCTCAGGTCGATCCATCATAGTTGTCCAAGTAGTAGAGCGAAGTGAGTATTCCTTAATTACAGCACTCATGCGGCACTTATAAGCATCCATGACTTCAGGAGCCGGATTCTTACGAGTAACAGAATTAGTTCCTGCAATTCCAACTTTAATGTCAGACCAATCTAATAACCACAATGCACGTGAGCGTGACTTGGAGTCATATCCAGATATGGATGAGTCTGTTGGAGTTGCTGAAATTAAATCATCAAAGTACTGGTCATGAAATACCGCAAGTTGAATACCAATCTCAGGAATGTCGTACTTATTGTAGTTAAACAACATGATTCCGTTATGCTCAATCTTTTGATTGATATCTGCATTACGAACTGTATCCCAACCATACTTCGCTTTGTAGTAATTATTCATTACAGTGAAGATGTTGTTCGCGGTAATGCGGTCAGTCATAACATCGATAACAGAAATGCTATCTCCATCTGCTTCACGATTACGCTTCAAGTAATACAATTGCTGGAATAAGGAATCTAGGTCAAGTGTTGCACCTTGATTATCAACAACACGATTTGCATCACGAAGCTGAGTGTGAATACCAAGAGCATTTGATTTATACTCAAGTACGCAATCGGAACTACCTGTGCGAGCACCCTCGGGGTCAACAACAGCAGGAAGATTCATGTAAGTCTCAGGAGTTTGATTTTCATCAATCTTCTGACCATACCATACTGAACGCATCCATGCTTCGTCAGAAAGTTGACTTGCACGCTTGTTCTGCTCGGCGAGAGGTTGGTAAACAAAGTTCTGTAAGAACGGATTTGTTTTACCAGTCATAATTGACTCAAGAGTAGCTTTATACTGGTCGTCAACAATGCGTGACTCACGAGTTGTTTGAAGCCAATTTACAATCAAGTGATTACTTAAATCAGCAGGTTGATTGTGGCACCATTCTTCGTAATCATTAACCGAATTTGCTCCAGTCTGAACTACACCGACTTCGAATTGATAAGGTGATTTGTCAGTCAATGCGGAATATGCAGAAGAAGTGATATTTGGCTCAAGAACGAGAGTTGCTTTTGCTTCACCACCACCAACAGTAGCATCAACTGCGGATACAATTTTGTAAACTAAGTCTTTAGCTTTCTTGTCGTCTCCCCATGAGCTTACAATAACAGTAGCACCAGGTAGGAAGTATCTATCAATTAGTGAAAGATTTGACTTCCATGGAGAATCACCAAGGTCAACAGTGCATGACCATGCCCCTGCGTGTAATCCGTTTGTTCCTGCACCAGAAGCAGCTTCTCCACCAGAACCGGCAAAGTAATTACTATTGATTTGAGTTCTTTGTCTTCTTTGGATGTAAGGAAGAATCAAAGACTGTGTTTCAATCTTTTGCTGATTAAGTAATGGTTTGATGTTCGTGATACTCGATCTAATTAAAGAGGAGAATCCTTTTTCTTGAACTCCAAGCATTTTAGCTTCAGCGGCAGATGCAATCACGCGAGCGAGGTCAATTTCCTTATTGGAGAGACCTTCAAACTCAGCAGGAGTCATACCCTTGATGCTGGCGTTAGTAAGTGTACAACCGGTACTGGAGTCTACACTTACGATGCGAGGAAGAAAATCTCCACTAGCATTCAATGCGCCAGGTGCCTTTGCTAGACTCCCTGCGGAGGAAGCTTGGGGCGTACTCAGTTGCGAGTTATCGAATGGATTTGCCATAATATATTTTTTGTTAATTAAGTACCTAACTTATTAGGTCAGATAACTTATATTAACGAAAAGTTATATAAAAATTGGCACAAATCGAAATTTACATGATTTTTCTAGAAAACGTACAAATACTAGTTTACTTTTTTATATTAAAATTAGGTTTTACAACTTAAAATTAAAGACCTAAGGCGGATAAAACTGGATTAGCTTTTTCCTTACCTTGAGCTTCTTGATTTACATTATGACCCTGCCTTGGGGCTGGCTTAGGTTGCCTTGGGGTTTGCTCAACTGATTGACTTACAGCACCTTGTGACCTTACATATCCAGACTTTCTTAATCTCTCCTCGTTGGCATTGAGTTCATTAGTAATGTAAAGTTTCGCGGAGTCATGGGCCATTGATACAACATCATTATCTGTTAAAGTGTATGATTTGGACTTTTCCTTGGAACTTAATTTTCCGAAGTCCTCCCTGCGAACAAACTTTTTTCCGTCTTTTTCTGGCATAGAATGCTGTAAATTATCCAACCAGGTAGCTAATCTTATGTGCGTATCGTCAGTTGGGTCGAACTTTTTTAACCCACTGCTGATTTCATGGAACGCAAACATTGCTCCTTGGTGGAAAGTTGCAACTTTATCAACGATATCAAACTCTACAGGGTTCTGCTCGTAAGCAGCATCTGAGCCTTTACTGTCAATAACCTCCCTCATACCCTCTGGGATTAGGTCTTTTATACTCTCTCTCGTAGCTTCCTTTAGCTTATTAACCGTAGGTTCTACCTTTAGGATTCTTTGTTGCTCTTTAAGTTTTTCAATTTCAGGCGTCAACTCAGATATAGTTTCCTGTTTTGCCCGACTCATCGTTCTTTTCTCAATCACCTTCTCCAGGTCATCCTGAGAGAATTTAGGCTTTTTACGCTGAAGGAAATTTTGATACTCATAGTCTGTTTCATCAAACTTAGCATTCGGGTCTTCGATTAATCGCTCGTCTATATATTTCTTTTGCTCATCAAAGAAATTTAAATATTCCTTAGCTAAACCTTTATGCTCACTGAAGTTCTCTTCTGCAAATTTAGCTAACTGGTACCTCTTATCTTGGTCTTCGGTTAGGGTAACCTCAGGTTCGGGTTCAGGTTCGGGTTCAACCTCAGCTTTAGGTTCGGGTTCGGGTTCGGGCTCAACTTCCTTTGGGTCGGGTAAACCGCCTTCAAATAAATCCTTATCGAACTTCTCAAGATTTCTTGGTTCCTCCTCCTTTACCTCAGGTTCGGGTTCAGGCTTAGGTTCTTCTACCTCTATCCGAACAGACTCAGGTTCATTAATAATATCCGTTAATGCAAGGGGTTCATTGGGGTCAAACTCAGGTTCAACTTCTTCCTCGGCAACCTCGACCGGAGGTGCTGACTCCTCAGATTCTGCCGCGGCAAAAAGGGAGTCTAATAATGAATTCCCTACTGTTTTCTCTTCACGTGGTTCGCTTTCACTAGTTACTTCTTCACTCATTTACTGTACTGGTTGTTGCATTCCCTGAGGGGGAGGCGCAAGTTCTTGTGGAGGCATTCCTGCCTGAAATTGTTGCGGTGGGGGTGGAGCACCTTGTGGTGCTGGTTGAGCTAATGCACCCTTAATTGACTGAACCTCTTGATTCATACCTTCGAGTATTTGCATGAGTTGGGGAACTTGTTGTTTTAACTGTTCAACAAACTGAGTATTAGCAAGGGACATATCCTCCTGGCTTTCTGTTTCAATATTTAAATCATATGCTGCACCTGACAGTCTGAATATTTCATTCATTATCTCTAGTACCTTTTCAGTTCCTACTGCCTGCATAATTGGCTGAACGGAAACGACCTGTTGGAGTAACCCTGCTAAAGTTTGTGCAGACTGTGTATTAACGGCTCGCTCTGCCCCATCTCTTGATGAGAAGTTGTACTCATGGAATAATACTTCAGGCTTCCCGATAACTGTTCGCTTCGACTGCGGATTCCGATCTAGTTCACCCTCGTCTGCATCTAGTAGCCCTGCCCTTTTCACCACATCTTCTGTATATCTTCCGATAACAGGAACTTTAAATTCCTCATTACTACAAGAAACTAAATGTTCAAATAACATCTTCTTAGCCCCACCTCTTAATTCATCTATACCTTCTGATATAAACGAATATATTGCCTGCGTAGTTGTAGCTATCTCTGTTACCTCTGTAGCAGAGATTTCACGAGGTGCTGGTTGCCCCAGTTCCTGTGGCGATAGAATAAGTAGTCGCTCAACTAGATTAAGCAATTGCGTAACTGAAGTCATTGCTTGAGATATTGATGACGCCATCTCTTTCTGGACATCAACCACAGTTATAAAATCCTTAGCATTTAAACCAAGGTCCGCCATCTTTGATCCGGAATAAAATATCGCATGTTGCTTTGAGTACAATGTGCCTTCGCTCATTGAATCCATGATGTAATCTTTGACCTCATCATCCAATGCATCCTGGTCGATTGTGAAAATTTTCATCATTGAAATCTTCATATCGTGAAGCATCTTGTTCATGATGTTATTCATCTGGTCCTGAAATGGCATCAACTCATGTGCAACGGATGTATTTACCATTCGTGCGTCATTCTGATTTAAACCACCATAAATAGCAGGAATACTAGGAAGAAACTCTGCATGCAGTACCGTGTTATCACTAGCGACTACCATCTTCATCCAAACATCGTGAGGATAATCACCAATACCTTCTTGCGCGGGATTAACCTTACAAAAATAATTTGTTATAAATATCCCCTTATCTGTGTCCTCTGAGCCGTAAACGCCAACATTTGCAGTCCTGTCGTTCTTCATTGACCACTCTGATTTTCGAGTTGGGAAACGCATTGTTTCGGGCTCTAAATAATAATTAAAGAATTCTTTATAGGAATCATATGCACCAAAAAGATTACTATTAAAAGATATGTCGTCCGTGTTCCAATACCCAGAGTTTTCGGAGATGTCACTAAATTGAACAATATCCCAATACCCTAACCAACTAGGGCCGTTATCGGTATTAATATCCGCCATTGGTGCGGACTGGTCATGCATAACTCTAGTCGGGTGTGGCTTAATAAAGTCAATACCCTCTTTGCATACATAACTACTAACTCCACTTTCTCTATCTTTATTAACTTTCCACTGGACATCTCTAGTCCACGCTTGCGATGGAAACATTACAACATGCCCATACATGAACATATCTCTAATGCCCTGAGCAAATAAGTGCCTATAGTTAAACTGATCAGCAATCACCTCCACCCTTTGACTGAGAGCATCTGCCCTTAGCTTATCGACAGATGATGTCCCTCTTGGTTCATATTTAAAATACGGAAATAAGTTCGAAAAACGAGATACCTGTGCGGCAACCCTTCGAGTTACGTAAGACCTAATAATATCGACAGAAACATCATAAAAGTTCTGTAGGTTGATATTTTTTAATGTACCTTCCTCATCGTACTCGCAAAACTGCTCCGAACATCCTGCGTCAGTTAAACCTTGAGCCGCATCTTCAATATCTATCTTACCTTGAGCGTACTGAAGTAATGGAATTGATGCCTTATTAATAGGGAGAGTGTCCCATGCTAAATCAACAGACATATAGAGATTACTATGCTTGGCAGAATGAAATATGCCCTGCCGGACCCTCGACTCTATTTGGTCTTCAAATTTTGCCCTTATTCGAAAATTATCGGAGTTCTCGTCAGTCTCCGTAAATATCTGCATTAAGCGTTCATGCGTGCATCCGAATTTCTTGAGTATGTCTAAGTTTACCATAAGGCTCCATTATTACATTTGGTATTGTGTCATCGACATAGTCTCCAATTATGGAATGTTCCAAAATTGTAAGTAGAATGCATGCCGAAAAATTTATTTTCCTTCTTGATAGTTGCCTTTGGAAAGTCTGAAAAGGTACCCCAATTAAAGCTGCTAGTTCCATTCGATTTATTCGAATAAAACCACATAGTCTTGAGATTCTTCTTTCGTTCCATTTATCCTGAAGGTCTAGTTTTTTATAGTGTATTTCAACTGCAAGTGATGCAGGAGTTTGAAAATCACCCATTTGTCATAGACCGAAGTACACCACCTGGAATCTCAGACTCTGGCTCTTCATCCTCATCGGCCATTTCGTTTGCGTCATTCTGGTCATCTATATCACTTCGCATGCGCCTAACCTCGTCAACAGGAAGTTTAATTGTTCCGGCAATTCTCTCGTCAGTCTTCTCACTTATAAGAACCTGTACGGTCATCTCAACCGTTTGTCCTTCGCTTACCCCAGAGAAAGCATTTTGTGTTTTTTCATCGTCCGTAGTGTCTAGTAGAATTGTGTTCATATTTTAGAATCTAATATATTAGGTCATTAAATCAAGCATTGATTTCGATAATCTCTGACTTTGTTGTTTGTATTGCACCTGGGCCTGCATGGTAATACAGAATTGGGTATGTCATCGCATCATGGGAGTGGACATATTGATTTCTTTTAGGCTTAAATGACTTCATTGGGTCGAAGCTACCGCTAGTGTTCTCTGACACTAGACCAAAAAACATCTTCTTTAGGTATGTGCATTTATTAGAAAGAAGAAACTCCTCATTCTGTAGCTTGGCAATAAGTAGCCTTATTCTAGTTTCTACCGACCCATTGAACTTGGGTGCCGCTTTTAGCTTTATCGCCTCAAGGTTGTATTCCCTAAAGCTTTCTAGTTTCTCCCTTGATATCTCCTCTATGTCCCTAACATCGTAAGACCCTGTCTTTGCCCTATACTGATTAAATGCAGAATTATCCGATATATGGATATACTTAAACTCATGGTCTAGTTTTTGATTCCAGTACTTCATCCTCCTGAACACCTCTACCACTAGTTGCGTGTATGGAATATGCTCTTCGTTGTGTATTATTTCATCAAATACCAACCAGACTGACTTTCCACCCATAACTATGCTTTGCATGAATATCATCGCATTATTAACCGAACCAGGGTCCCACCCACATATAAT